TAGTGGGATCATCCTAGGTCTTGTAATTTTTGTACTACTGTTTGTTTTTGTATAGGTGCTACATCCTGTAGTCCTTCTACACTATACCATGGTGCGTTCTCCCAGTCAAATCCTTCACCAAAGGTATTGTCTGCATTGGCAACATACCAATGACATGCTGCGTCTGGTACATCCACTGCACACTTCTCCCAGTCATCAGACCATTGAGGTACTTGAACCCAGATAGTAGGTTCTGTCTCATATGCGTGTGCTAGTACAGGGAATGCTAGTGATAATGATATCACAGAAATGAATGCCCAGAATATTGTTGGAATATACTTGACCGTCATAGGTCTTTTGTATACTTCCATAACGTCGTGGTACGACATTACACCCAACCTGCGCTACCTGCAGCAACTCCTATTGCTACGAAAAATGCGAACTCAGCAAGTCCCATCCATGCAGGGGGTATGTTTAAAAATTTGTTGGTCATTTGCGCTTGTGCTCCTCAGCGTGATAGTTTAAGAAAATACGAACGGTAGTCCGTTGATTGCAGTGTAACCTAATACACATGCGAATAAAATTTGTTGATACATTATGCTCCTTGATATACTCCTACTGGTGACATTACACCGCCACCTTCATCATCATCGTCATCATCATCTGCTGCCCTTAGAAATAATTCCATTCCCACCAACGCTCCTATGGGATACAAGCACCATAGTAATGCTTGACCATACGAAATGTCATTGGTGAGTGGAATAATATCAGACATTAGAAGAAACCTGGTATAATCCAACCAGTGAATCCGTAGTTCACTACTGCAGCGAATAGACCCATCATTGCGAGACGTCCATTCATCTGTTCTGCGGTCTTCCAATAGTTCATTATACAAAACCTGGTATAAGTTGACCTGTGAATGCGTAAGTTACACATAGAACTACGAATCCCATCATTGCTGCACGACCTTGTGCTTTTACGAAAATGTCATTGTTGTTCATTATACGAAACCTGGAATGAGTTGTCCTGTTGTTAGGTATGCTCCGATACCTGCAATGATACCTAGCATTGCTAGTCTACCATTGATTTTTTCAGCGACAGTTTTTGATTCTTTATCTGTCATTAGAATATGCCTGGAATGATGTTTCCTGTTGTAGCATATGCGCCTACTGCTGCTACGAAACCGAGCATTGCTGCCCATCCATTAAATCTTTCTGCTTCTGGTGTCATGATTGTGTCCTGTGAGTTTGGGTAAAGGGTTGTCTTTAGAATCCTGCGAGTCCAAAGAAAAAGAAGTTTCCTGTAAAAACATATGAGGTTACACCTGCAACCAATCCGAGCATTGCCCATCTTCCATTAATTTTTTCAGCATTCTTTGCCCATGATTCATAGGAGATGCTCTCATCAATGTAAGGACGAGTCTCGTTAGGGAAAGCATTTTGTCTTCCGCCTGATTCAGTTGTAACAGTCATTGTAGTTTTGTTAAGAAACGTAACAATATTATATAGGAAAGATTAAGTTTTGTCAACATCTAAAACTACGTTTCCTGATACCGATATCCTAACATCTTCTGTCTCTTTAGGGTAAACCGTATGTATTAACGTGCCTGGAAAAATCAACGCATGCCTTTGACTGTCTGCGTTTATAAAGACTGCCTGTCCTTGATTGTTGTCAATAAAGTAGAATGGAGCATCATCATTAGTAGTTCTTATATAACAGCTAAAAGAATATAATGAATACTGGTGCATGTGAGGTTGATGTTGATCTCCTTTATACATCTCGTTTGCCCACATCTTAATGATACGAAGACGTTTACCATTGTCCTCGCCATAAATTCCACACTGTGCTTTATGTAAATCAAACTGTGTGTCAATAGTGTTACACAACCACCGTTCAAACCTTGGTGGAATATCCATCGAGTATTCTCTTTTGATAGAGACCATCTTATGATCTCCTACTGGTTCTTTCTTTTCTATTGCTTTGAAAGCATACTCCTCTAGTTCATCAAAGGGTTGAATCTGAGCAACAAATAATTTGTGAGGTACTAACCAATCCATAAAATAAAAAGGGGACTTACGTCCCCACAGTAATGTCTGAACAAGAAAATCACCCTATATGTGATTTCTGTCGCGCCTAAAATGCCATCGGGATTTGATTCTATTGGCGGAAGAATAGGTTCAGACCAGAGTATTTATACTCTAGTGAGGATCGTAGTATCTAATCAGTGCTCCTGCAACTACAATCAATACTACCACGATAATAAGTACGGTCATGCGTAAGGGGATATAATATGATCTAGGTTCCTACCGTAAGCAGCAACTTCTGGATCTGGGTCTAACCATTTTGTATATTCAAAGTCTTCAATAACATAATCTAGTTGAACACTGTTGTCCAATAAGTACATGTCATTGTAGAGACGAGTAATCTCGTTGAATTTTTGAATGCGATAATCAGGTTTACCATTGAGTGCAATGGTTCCTTTCCTTACATAACGATAAGGAAAGCGTTCATGAATGACTTCAGTTTTAGGCATAGTTAAGATCCTGTTCAAGTTTAGATAAGAGGAGGTCATAGTTTTCATCTACGTCACCGTAGAACTGTGCTCCCTTATCTTCATAATGTCGTATGAGTTTATTATACACTACTGGGTTCTCTGTGTCAAGCATTGTCTTACGATCTATCGCATCCAAAATAGTCTTTTCGCATGTACCTACCAAGGATGTTACTGTTGTAGTAGAGTGGTGTGCCATCGTTGAGTGCCTCCGTGAGAACATTGTGGTGGAAGAGTTGTCTAGTCTCCTCAAAGTTGACTAGTCCCTTTGCCTTATGTATGCTCATGATCTCACGTTGGAACTGTTCCTTTCCATACAATTTTATATCTTCTTTTAGTTCTGGAGAAGATCCATAATACTTTTTCCAGTCAGACTCTTGCTTCTGTTTTCGCTTCTTTCCCTTGGGGGTTCTAAAAGCATAAAAATATTTTCTTCCGATGTATTTTCTACCATTGATCTTATTTGTAATGCAGTAGACGAAACCGAAGAAATCATTAATATCATCAGTAGTAAAAGTTGTACCTTGATATAACCAGGGATTTTCATAGTCAGTCGCAGAGTGCTTCTTCGTCGTTGAGGTCACGATAGGATGTTGTTTTATCACTATCATTAGTTATATGATAAGCAGAAGTGTCTGAATAGACCTCAGATTTTAATTCTGCTAACGCTATCTCTATATCGTTGATCAGTGTTTTTAAGTTTCGTTTTTTCATTAGTCTGCATACTCCTGTGCTAGTTCTAAACATTTGTTGAGCATATAGTGTGCTCCATTTTCCCAATCTTCAGATGCACCCTCATACTTTTTATTAAATAAATCGCATTTGTGCTTGTAAATTCTTGCTAGTAAATCATTCTTACGCATGATTCCCCTCCCTGATTGTGGTAGACGTCTAAAATCATCATCAGCAGAGGTGTTCATGTAGTACCTAACTCACTCTGCAGTTTCTTCCAATCTTTATCAAAGATTTCTAGTCCCTTGTCTGTTAAGACATGAGTGAACATCTTCTCAAAAACTTTGGAAGGTATCGTACATATATCTGCACCTACTTTGAATGCTTGTGCAACTTGATAAGATTCACGAATAGATGCTGCTAACACTTGTGTCTTTGCACCATGTGTAGCAAATATGTCTGATATTTCTTCAATGAGTCCTATGCCATCAAACGATTGATCGAAGACTCTACCTACAAATGGTGAAACATATGTGGCACCTGCCTTTGCTGCTAGTATCGCTTGTGCTGCTGAGAATATTAAAGTAACGTTTACATTTACTTCATCCTCTGATAACTCTTTACATGCTTTAAGACCTTGCGGTGTGCATGGCACTTTGATTGTAATGTTAGGACCTATATCAATCAGATCCTCTGCCATGTCTAACATATCCTCTGCTGTTTCACCTACTACTTCTGCAGATATAGATGCATGAAATGGAAAGATATCAGATATCTCCTTGTATACATCTTTTGGATTTTTACCTGCCTTTAGCATAAGAGACGGGTTGGTGGTAACTCCATCGACAAGACCCGTCTCGTAGTATGTTCTAACTAACTCAGCGTCGGAACAGTCTAGAAAAATTTTCATTGACTTCCTATAATATTATTGATATTTATTATCGCATCTAATTTCTGAGATGTCAAGTGTATCAGGACATCTTGACATAAAAAAAGAGCATCACTCGGATGCTCTTGGATTAAATAGTGACCAGTCTTCTGATATGAAGGGATTTATAATGACCCATTTGGCGTAGTGTATCCCACGATAACACAACATAGCAAAGACCTCATTCGGTTCTTCTATGTCAGGTATATCTTCGCGATGTCCTTTCCAGTTTAACGGTAACATTTTTTTGTCCTTTCATATCTCCTTTACCCTGTAACAAATATTTATATTACAAATATTTGTATAGAAGTCTTGTCTCTAAGTAGATTAGACTCAGAAACACTGCGCTCGCCACGATGATTTCTGATACTACTAACATTACTTCTTCGCTCCTACAACATACTTCTGACCTCTATATGTAAGTTCAGATTCCTGTTGTGTCTGTTTGCGTGATCTGTCAGTATCATAAACGATACCGCGATAAGTAACTTGTGCCATTGTGTTTACTCCTAAAGTAGTTGGATGTTTTTAATATCCGTTCCTTCAGTCAACCTTTGCGTCCTCCTTATGGGGGATGAACGATCCGTTCCGAGTTGGCTTACTTGCGTCCTATGTCGTTACACTCTTCCTCTACCTTGGTAGCAAAATAATTAATCAGATCTTTTTTACTAACGTCATCAAGATATTGATCCTGTCTGACCTCAGCAACAAGTTCTTTATAACCATCACACTTAATAGTCCAGTGGACTGGTTCGTGACTTGCCAGTAAAGATAGGTAGAATAATGCACCCATAGGATGAACGTGTAAGTTTGTAGCTACTGCTACATTTATATTTATATCACAGTTTCCTGACACAGGTAGTTCACTGTGTTACAGTTTACCGACTTTTATCCTGATCTTTATCTTTTCTTAAGTCTTCATGAAGTCTTTGGGTTGCTTCCTTTCTAGCAGTATTCCAAAGCATGTCAGTAACATCAGGACTATAGTCATTACCTGTATCTACTAGGTCATTATAAGTTCTATCTAACCATTCAGAATTTTCAGCATACGCAAGTTGTGCTGCTATCTCTTCCTCTGGTCTAGGATTAGAGGGAGAATCCTGCGAAGGTATCTCCTTTGAGGTCTTG